AAAATCTTTTGTTGCAATGTCAACTGTAAATAATGATGAACTATATGCGCCCTGACTTACAGCACTTAATTGCGACATATTAAATGGCCCAGTAATTTTACGAACTCTTTTTGCTATTTCATCAAATGAACCTTCAACACCTAAACTCTTTTGTATTTGTGGTTTATAATCAAATGTTTTATATACTTCTTTATTAACAAATGATTTATATGAATCAAAATGAATTCCATTTAAAACTGTTTCATAAAAATAGAATGGTGTACCATCTTCAAATGCATTACGCATTAACCAATTAGCAGCTTGTATTGGTTTAATTGTAGGATATATTCCTTTTATAACATTTTTACTGCTTTCATTAATAAATTTTGGTTTAATATTAATATCATTACATATTTTTTTAATAAGATTTCCAATAGTACCTTCAAACGATCTTCTTAAAACCTTTGCTGAATTTAAATACATATGTTCTGATGTACATTTTAAATTATAGAATTGTTTACTTGGTAGATTACGAACATATCCATAAACTTCTGATACTCTTAAATTTAATTCCCATTTAATTGGATTCAAATCATCTGATAATGGCGATTGTTTAATTAACATTTTAATCTTTTCATTACCATTTAATCGATGTTCTTCAAGTAAATTTGCACCATCAACAATTTGAATATCCATTTCTAAAAACGGTGTATCAAGAGATTCATTAATATAAAAATTATTAACAAGATTTTCTATATTAAGTTCAATACCTTTGTTTGTATAAAGGAAAACATAATCAAGCGTATAGGAACCTGGGACGATTGAATCGCCACTTGAACCAAATTGCCTGGATGTTCCTTTACTACTCATTAATTAATTCTTCAAACTGATCCACAAATTGTTCTACATATGCAGGATCAATAATTCTGATTTTAGCACGTTCATCATTTTCTTCTATAACATGAGCTCGATTTGTAACATAAGAGAGAGTACCACCTTCGACACCACCATTAATATGAACACTATTTGTTACTGGTTTCTTTTCATCTTGATTTATTACTGCTGAAGCTAATCCACCAGACCCGCCTCCTCCAGTAATAGTTATTATTGGAGATGAAGTATAACCTGAGCCTTTGTTTGTAACTCTTATCGATATAATTGCTCCATTTGAAACAGTTGCAACTGCAGTTGCTCCTGAACCATTACCTACAATTGTTATTGTAGGAGCTGAACTATACCCTGTTCCACCAGCTGCCACGCTAATTCTTTCTATTCGTGAGGCAGCATCTGTTTCATAATAATAATATGGAGCTTCTGCATATTTGTATACTTGATATGTTGCAACTGAATCTTCAGATGTTCCACCTGTAACTCTTTCTGTTATATTTTGAGGCCCTGTTTGATCTCCTATAAAAGCTCCCGTAACATTTTGTACAACAAGTTGGCTTAAATCAACTATTTTCTTTGTAAGTGTACCAGTTGCTCCTGATGTTGATCCTGTGATTGTTTCTCCAAGTGTAAATCTACCAGATAAACTATCTCTAAAATCCGTAATTAATAGATCTGAGCTTCTTACAATAGATGGATTTGTTTCTATTACATATCCTTCGTATTCTTTTGCGATATAATCAAATAAATCTTCTTCGCTCATTGGCCAGGCTCTCATACCATCATGTAAAAAATCATTAATAACAAAGAATGTCCAATAATATTGTGATGAACCATATAACCTTTGTGATACAATATCAGGTCTTTCGCCATTTTTAACTTCATAAAATTTATATGCTGAATAATTATCTAAAAAGGATGGTAAAGGTCTGACTGACCTAAAAAGATCAACCATGTTTTGTTTTACACCTGTACGATTAAAGTCGTATTCTACCTTTGGAAACTGTCTAAAAAAGCTCATTATTAATCTCCTTTTGGTGCTACTGAAATTTCAGCTGATGAATTAGGTCGGTCATAATTATATTCTAAATTTTCTTGATTGTATATATCATGACGAGATAACATACGACCTTCAGCAAAGGTTAATGTCATATTTGTAGATGTCGGCGCAAAACCATTTGAAGCTTTGTGAAAACTATTTCCTTCTGGATTAATTGTTACATCAACACCTGTTATATAACAATCATGAATCATAGGCATATAAATGCTTTCTTCTATTTCATCATTAGCTATTGGGTCATAAAATTTAATTTCAAATGTTGGTGGATATTTAGATATAAACCCTTCAACTTCTGGATACATATATTTTCTAAAGAAATTTTCAATATCTCTTATATCTCTTGATTCTTTTTCTGATTCAGGGACAAGTGTAAAAGCAAAAGAAAATTGTCTTAAATTTACATTTTCAAATGCAAGAGCAGTTGCTGGATTAAAAGCTACTCCTTGTTCTAATGCCTGAGCTGCTAATAAATTTTGATCAACACCTATTTTATCAAGTATTTTTAAACCTGTGACAACTCCTTCTTCTGGACTTACAAATGATTTAGCATTAGATTTTTCGCCTTTTTCTGCTGTATTAGTAAATCTACTTGCTGCGTTAATAACACCTAAGTTAACTCCATTATAATTAGCACCATCAGTAAACTGTAAGCCTGATGGCATGTATAATTGAATTGACTCAAACTCAGCTGAAGGTAATGATTTTTTAATTGAAAATCTTATACTTGGAAGACCATCTCCTTCTCCTGCAGTTCTTAAACTTCTTGGAAATACTTTTGTTGTCATACTTAACCTATATAAATAAAATAAACTATAGAGTTATTTATATGAGTTATCAAGGGAAATACAAAATAAAGCATCCTGAAAAATATGCTGGCAATCCAAGTAAGGTTGTATATCGATCTTTGTGGGAAAGACAAGCATTTAAATGGTGTGAAAACAATCCAAAAGTAAAGATGTGGAATTCAGAAGAGGTAGTTGTACCTTATAAATGTAAGACAGATAATAGACTTCATAGGTATTTTGTTGATCTTTTTATACAGATGGACGATAAAAAAACTTATTTGATTGAAATTAAACCTAAAGGACAAACACAGCCACCTAAGAAACGCACTCGTAAGACTAAAAAATATATTAATGAAGTAACGACATACGCAAAAAATATATCTAAATGGGAAGCGGCTGCAGAATTTGCCGAATATAAGGGTTGGAAGTTTCAAGTATGGACAGAAGAAACTTTAAAAAATTTAGGTATAAAGATCCTATAATTCTATATAAATAACTGTATGGCAAGTTTATTTGATACACTACAAGCTGGAGCTCAAAGAGCAGGCGTCACTGCACGTACAAAAAATTCTCAAAAATGGTTTCAAAAGAAAGCTCAAGAACTCGTTATGCCAAATCGAAAAGCTCTTCTTAAAGATGATGCTTTAGAAAGAACAGGTAGAAATATTCGTGGTAATATGTATATGTATTTTTATGATCCTAAATTTAAAGAAACATTACCATATTACGATAGATTTCCATTAACAATTATGATCGATCCAGCTCCTGGTGGTTTTTATGGTTTAAACTTACATTATTTAAACTATCCAGTCAGAGCAAGATTTTTAGATGAGTTAATGAATTTAGCTCCAAACAATGTAAAAGATACTACAAGATTAGTTAAATTAAGATACGATCTTTTACAAAGTGTAAAAAAATATAAAGAATTTAAACCATGCTTTAAACACTACCTAGGTAAACATGTGGTCTCTCAGTTTAGTAGAGTGCCAATGACAGATTGGGAAATAGCAATCTTCTTACCAGTAGAACAATTTAAAAAGAAAAGTAAGACTTCTATTTGGAATGAAAGTCTTAAAATTGCGAGAAGCTAATGTCAAGTATTGATAATTTAAAATCGTTAATAAGTAAAAAAGGTGGTCTTGCAAAGGCAAATAGATTTAATGTTATCTTTACACCACCAAGTCAATCACTTTTAAATATAGATATTGGAAGTGTTATAGGTTCAGTAATATCTGGGAACTTTAGTGCTAACAATTTAGTTAATGATCCAAGAGATATTTCAATTCTTTGTCAAAGTGTAACATTACCAGGAACAAGCCTGAGTACCTTTGAACATCAAGATTACAAACAAGCAAACAAGTTTCCTTATACCTTTATTGATGATGATGTCACAATAACATTTTTACTCACAAATGATTATTATATGAGAAAAATGTTTGATACTTGGCAATCAAATGTTTTGAATAAGGAAAGCTATATCGTAGGATATAAAAAGAATTATGCGGTTGATGTTATTATACAACAACTGGATGAGCAAAATACTCCAATTTATGGAGTAAAACTTGAAAAGGCGTATCCTGTTTCATTTGAGAGCATTGAGCTTTCACAAGAAACAAGTGATACAATTAAGATGAGTGTGACTTTTGCGTATGATAAATATGTACCAGAAGGACCATTAAGTAGTACTGGAAGTGCTATTAGGTCCGCACTTGATATATTTGGATAATATTATAGGAGAATAATTATGGCATTGCCACAATTAAATAC